ATTACAAACTACTATATAGAGATAAGACTTAATATATAATTATTGGCGCTATTGTTAGGGTTATTGAAAGAGTGTTCCTTCGGATTTCTTTTGTAAGACGAAATTTCTAATGAAACAAGAACAAAGCAAGAACACTTAAGATAATTAAAAAGATTTAGGTTATTATCCGGTTAAATATTTATTTATTGGCGGATATATTAAGGAGTCAAACCGTTAACAGTAGTTAGATTTAATATTTATTATATTTTTTAGTATTTTATATATATTTTATTCATTATTTGGCTGTTTTCCTAGACTTTGTACCCCTTTGGGTTGCAAGGATTAGTTTTACTACCTATTCTAATTCAGGGCGGATTTACTATGGAAATTTTATGAAAAAGAAAAAGACTAAAAAAAAAGATAATTCTTTTAAGGCGCTAGTATTGGAAATAAGTAAACCGAAACCGGTCTATCCCAATTCAATGGGTAGGGGATTGGTACAAGGTAGCGATGTTTCCGCAATGCGCGATTATTTAGACGGGCAGAAAAATGGTAAATGAAAATAGTAATTCCTTACAAACCGCGAAAATTACAAAAAGAAATTCACGATAATTTAAGAAGGTTTAACGTATTAGTCTGCCATAGGCGTTTTGGAAAAACCGTACTATGTATAAATGAATTATTAAAAAAGGCGCTTCAAAACCCTTTACCAAGACCGCGATATTATTATGTTTGCCCTACGTATGCAATGGCGAAAAAAAATGCATGGGATTACGTTAAAGAATTTACGGGTGTCCTACCGGACGTCCAATACCATGAAACAGAACTACGATGCGATTTACCTAATGGCGCAAGAATACAATTATTAGGGTGCGAAAGACCAGATTCTTTACGAGGATTATACATTGACGGTGTAGTTCTTGATGAGGTGGCACAAATGCCCCCTAGACTTTGGACGGAAATAATAAGACCTGCGTTATCGGATAGAAACGGGTTTATGGTGGCAATCGGGACACCGCAGGGTCATAATAGCTTCTTTACGCTATTTGATTACGCCTTACATCAAGAAGGTTGGTACGCGAAAAAATTTGTTGCTTCGGAAACGGGTATTATATCCGAATTAGAATTAAACGAAGCTAAACACTTAATGCCGGAAGAAGTGTATGAAGCGGAATTTGAATGTAGTTTCGATAGTTTAGCTATTGGGTCTATTTATTCTAAAGGGCTACAATTAGCGGAAGAAGAAAACCGTATAACTAAAGTGCCTTACGACTCCGCTGTAAAAGTAGATACGTTCTGGGATTTAGGTATGGCGGATAAGACAGCTATCTGGATGGTGCAACAAAAGGGAAGTGCTTTTCATGTTATCGACTATATAGAAGATAGCGGTGAATCGTTAGAATACTACGCGCAATTATTGGATCAAAAAAAATATATATACGATACCCATTATTTGCCCCACGACGCCAACGTACGTGAAATAGGCACGGGTGTATCGCGAATAGAAACCGCGCAAAGTTTAGGACTACGAACGTCAATAGTTCCCAAGCTATCAATCGAAGATGGAATAAATGCCGTGCGAATGGTACTCGGAAGATGCTGGTGGGATTACGAAAAATGCAAAGACGGACTAGACGCTTTACGGCAATATAGATGGCAAACAAACGACAAGGGCGAAATCAAGAATAAACCAGTACACGATTGGACTTCACATAGCGCTGACGCATTCAGATATTTCGCTGTTGGCAATCAGCAGACAACACAATGGACGACCAAATTAGAATATAACGAATTAGGAATTATTTAATGGCTAAATTAACAAAATCATCTTTACTATCTTTAGTTTCGCAAGAAATAAGTAATAGTTTAGGTTTTTATGAATCAGATCTTTCTAAACAAAGAAAAGACGCGCTTAAATATTATTTAGGTGAGCCGATTGGTAATGAAATTTCGGGACGTTCTAGTGTTGTCAGCCAAGATTTACTAGAAGTAGTAGAAGCTATCCTTCCAAGCTTAATGCGTATGTTTACGCAGGGCGATAAGATAGTTAATTTTGACCCAACGAACGAAGAAGATGTAGAATACGCGGATCAAGTTTCGGATTATTGTAATTATATATTCCAAAAAGATAATCCTGGTTTTAGTATTCTTTATACGTTGTTCAAAGACGCTTTATTATCTAAAAACGGATTTGTTAAAACGTATTGGAAAACAAGAAAAAGCCAAAAGAAAGAAAAATACGAAAATTTAACGGAACAAGAACTACAAGCGCTAGAAATGGATAGCGAAGTAGAAATTGTAAGCGTTGAACAAGCCGAATATGAAAATTTAGACGTAAACGACGTATCTTATAACGTAGAAGTTAAACGTGTTAAGGATATAGGACGCGTCTGTATCGAAAATGTAGCGCCTGAAGAAATTTTAATTAGTAAAAGAGCTAAATCTATAGAAGATTGTGATTTTATTGCACAACGCGTCTATAAAACGGTTTCCGAATTAATAGACTTGGGTTACGATAAGAAATTAGTTGAAAATTTACCTAGTACGTCGGAAGATGTTTTTAATACCGAAGCGATAACTAGACGAAGTTACGACGATACAACTTCACAATTAGAATCTTCAACAATAGACCCTTCGTTAAGGGTAGTTAATATAACCGAAGTCTATATGAAATGCGATTACGATAACGACGGTATCGCAGAATTAAGAAAAATAACCGTAGGCGGAAGCGGATATAACAATTACGTTCTTTTAGAAAACGAAGAAATTAATTTTATTCCTTTTGCAACGGCAGTAGCTATACCAATGCCCCATAGATTCTTTGGTTTAAGTTTTTATGATTTATTGGCAGACGTTCAGCTAACACACACAGCCATATTAAGAAATACGCTGGACAACATGTATTTTCAGAATAACGCTCGTACGGTTGTTGTAGACGGACAAGCAAATCTTGATGATTTATTGACCTCGAGAGCAGGTGGAATAGTACGCGTAAAATCGCCAAATGCTGTCACGCCATTACAGACACCAAATTTCTTAAACGACGGTCTAGCTATGTTACAAAAAATAGAAACTATTAAAGAACAACGTAGCGGTGTAGGAAAACAACAAACCGGTATGAATCCCGATACGATTAATAAATCACATACAACAGCGCAATCAGTTAATCAAATGATGGCAGCGTCAAATCAAAGAATTGAGCTTATAGCCCGTAACTTTGCGGAAGGCGTTAAAGATATATTTAAAAACGTAATGGCTGTTATTTGCGAATACCAAGATAAAGAAAGAATTATCCGTTTACGCGGTAAGTTTGTAAATATGGATCCTCGCGAATGGGCAAATCGTTACGACGTAACCGTTCAAGTAGGATTAGGAACGGGCAACGAACAACAACGATTAACAACGTTACAGCAAGTTTTGTCTGTACAAGAAAAATTAATAGCGCAGGGCGGAATGGGTTTAGTTACCCCGCAAAACGTATTTAATACGTTAGAAAAATATTTAGAAAACGCTGGATATAAAAGCGCTGACGCTTTCTTTGTTAATCCGGCTAACGCGCAACCGCAACCGCCTAAACAACAACAACCCGATCCGGCTATGGAATTAGCAAAACAAGATATACAAATGAGAACAATGAACAATCAAGCTAATTTACAATTAAAAGCGCAAAAGCAACAACAAGATAACGTAATTAAAATGCAAAAATTAAGTTTAGACGAACAAAAATTAGCTGCACAATTAATTAAAGACCAAAAAATAGAAAGTTTAGAAAAAGAAAAACTAGCTTCTAAAATTTTACAACAAGGAATAAATTAATGACACCTTTTTTACAAAGTACACAAGCACAAGGTGTTATAGATAAATATTTAAAAGGAGATTTAGACCCTAAACCAAACGTTAATAGCGCTGGTGTATTTAGAAATCCTTTATTTGATTTACGAACTGAACAAGAAAACGCGGGTACTTTAGACCCTTCGGCTTTATATCCAAATCCGCAAATAGATTTTTCCGTACCGGAAGAAGAAATTATCGACCCTTGCCAAGAAGGATTTATGTTAGTTGATGGTATTTGTCAGCCAATAGAAACTTTTGGTCAATCCGCTTATAACGAAAAAGACGATAAAGATGATTCCGAGCCTAGAGAATATTATTCTATAGAAGATATGGAAAAAATGGATGATTATGAATTTTTAAATTATCTTACTGGTGCAGGTGCTTACATGACAGGAAAAGATGGTCAATTTACTTTAAATGATCCTATGAATTTTGGAATGTTTGGCTCTGGATTAAAACTTTTAGGATTAGATAGTTCTGATATTAGAAATAAATTTATGCGTAAAAAATTAGCCGAACTTGGTTATAATTTTACAAACAATAAACAAGGAGAGCCAGTTTATAATTTACAAAGTCCTATGCAAATAATTGATAACTCACAAGCAGCTAATAAATTAATGACAGGAGATCAAAAATTTGATGCAAGTGAAATTAATTATCAAATAGATGCTAAGAATGAAAGAGATAATACTAACGATCAACAAAACTACGCAAGGGCAATGACAGAACAAGAAGTTATAGAAGATGCAGTAAAATCTGGAGCAACAAGTGTTAATCCATTTGAAAGATTTGGTCTAAATCAATCAACACCATCAAATTACACATCTAATAGCAGAAAATCAGATGGAAATTATAGAAGAAACCCAAATATAAATAACAGATAATGGATAAAGAAAAAGAAATACAACGCGGATTAAAAGCTAAAGAAATACTGGATAATCCTTTATTTCAAGAAGCTATACAAAAAGTTTCGGCAGAATTAGACCACGAATGGATCAATTCTCCGATTAGGGATACTGAAGGACGTGAAAGAATATACATGATGAAAAGAATGTTAAACGTAGTTCTTATCCAAGTTAAATCTGTAATGGAAACTGGAAAACTAGCTTCCACGCAGGAAAATAATAATCTTAAATAAGGAGTTATAATGGCAGAGCAACCTCAAGCTGAGGAGTCTGTTGTTTCACAACCAACCTACAAGACGGAAGAAACAGCACAGGCATTCAGCAATCTTTTAAACCAGACTGCAAAGACTGAAGAGCCACAACCGGCTACAACGGAAGAAAAGGAAAGCAATCTTGAAGAAGATCAAGTGGAACTTTTAGAAGAAGATGTAGACGTAAACGAATTAGTAGACGACAACGAAACCGCTTTAGAAAGCCCAGAGGAACTTTACGACGTTACCATTGACGGTAAATTAGAAAAAGTACCCCTTAACGAGCTTCTAAAAGGTTACTCACGAGAATCTTCATTCACAAAAAAAAGTCAGGAATTAAGTAATTCGAGAAGGGATTTAGAAACCCAACAAGAAGGAATTAAAACCGAACTTGATGCGGTCAAACAAACGAGAAATGAATACGCAGAAAAATTAAAAGTTTTAACTGATAGTTTAAACGTAGACCAAGATATAGATTGGGTTAAGTTAGCGCAAGACGATCCACAAAATTACGCTATTCATCGAGCTGAATACGATAAGAATATGGAACTAAAACAGATTGCGGAACAAGAACAACAACGTGTTTTGAAAGAACAAAAAATCGAACAAGAAAAAATTTATTCTAAATATATCTTGAACGAAAAACAATTACTTTCAGAAAAGTTACCAATTTATAAAGACGAAGTTAAGGGTAAAGAGTTCGTAAAGAACATAACTAATTTTGCGAAAGAACTAGGTTACAAAGACCAAGAACTTTCTATGTTAGTAGATCATAGAGCAGTTTTAATGTTAGCAGACGCTTATCGTTATAACCAACTAAAGAAAACTAAATTAGCAAATAAAAAAGTTACTAAAGCCCCTAAATCCGTTAGTTCTAATGCAGCAAACGTCAGTCAAGCTTCTGAAAATTCTAAAATATACAAAGATCGTTTTAGTAAACTGAAACAATCGGGGTCAGTTAAGGA